AGCAGGAACCCACTAACGCATCGTCTAATCCAGGCATGGGCAAAGGTAAAGCCCGTGGTGGTGGTGCCGCGCTGCGTGGAACGAAGTTCTCAGGAGTTTATTAATGTCTACTATGAGTCGTGAACGCAAAAGGATGTTAATAGATCGTCTAATCGGCATGAACAATCCTCGCCAAACCACCCAGCTTCACAACACCAGCAGCGTGAGGGGTCCGGGCATGATGCCGGGCATTGCGCCAGGTGGCAGCGTATACGATGGAATGAGAAGAGGATCTTTAAGTGATGCTCTTAGCAGAATGCGTGAAAAAATGTTGCAAAGAGGTGGACGAAGACCACCGGGACTACCTCCAAGAAGGTCACCCGGTGGGCCGTTTGGCCAAGGGCCAACTCGCAGAATGCCGCCTCAATTAGATCCTTCTAAAAGACGGGCAGCGATGGACAGGATCATGGATAGATTGCGCGGAACTCGTAACCCAATGGATCGAATGTCGCCAGATCGTACTCGCGGAGGCAGACCAGATTTTGGTGGTTTAGGTTCGGGAAGAGGGACATTTAGGCCTCCACTTGGTCCAATGCAGCCTAGGCCTCAAGATATTCAACCTGAAATAAACCAACGGATCAACCGACCAAGGGGTATGCAAGAAGGTGGTGAAGTTAATCCGCTAGACGATTTATATGCCCAGATTGGCGTAGAAGATGAAAATGCCGCTAGAGAAGTTATTGAAAAAATTCTTAGCGGTCAGTCTGCAGATCTCAGTGAAGCACAACAAGGATTGCTGGGCGGCGGTATATACCGAAGGATCGCTAACCGACTAGGTATGCGCGATCGTGCAGGTAATTTAATTACGCCGATCAGTAGCGTTGAGGTGTCAAGCGGAAATGTTGCAACACCAGATGCTCAACAAGCATTAAGAAACTTGTTGGATATGGAAAAAACAGAAAGCGGCACCGGAATAGAAACGCTTTTAAATTATTTGCAAGGTAGAAGAAGGCCTAGGGAAGTAGCAGAAGGTCAAGAACCAGAAGCTACAGGACCATTTGGACTTGTAGACTTCGCTTCTGGTGGTCCTCAATTCCCCGGACCTGGAGGGGGATATCCTCAGTATCCTTTGTATCCACAGCCTCCGGTATTTGGTGAAGTGTCTATGCCATCTATACCGCAATCTCCATTTTTGCCTTATGCGGGTATGGCAAATCCAATGAATCCTAATATCTTCGGTGGGTATGGATATGGGTTTGGTCCTAGTATGGGTATGGCACCAATAAATTATTACGGTGGATTTCAACCGCCCCCAGAGCAAAGCAATGAAAATGAAGGGGCGGAATGAGCTCCGTCAACCTTGCCAATTATATTTTTGAAAAGATAAAACAGTTTGAAGAGGACAAAGTAAACTATATTTCAAGCGGTAATATCAAAGACATGGAGGAATACCGATTCGTCATGGGTGAATTGTCTGCACTTCGCACCCTGTACGATGAAATAAGGAAAGTGCTGCAAAATGAAGGAGACTTCGATGAGTGATCTGGCAACAGATACTGTCGCAAAACCATCCTTAACAGACGCATATATACCGGAAGAAAGCAAAGTTCTGGACCCGTCTGTTTTGGATAAGACACTGATAGAACGAATGCCTAATCCGTCCGGATGGCGTTTACTTGTTTTACCTTACAAGGGCAAAGGAAAGACTGACGCAGGGATTCTGTTAACAAAACAGACTACCGATCGTGAAAGTTTAGCTACTGTCGTTGCTTATGTACTTAAAGTTGGTCCACTGGCGTACCAGGATGAAGGCAAATTTGCTGATCAGCCCTGGTGCAAGGAAGGCGACTGGGTGCTGATAGGCCGTTATGCAGGAGCTCGTTTTTCTTTAGAAGATGATGCTGAAGTTCGAATCATTAATGATGACGAAGTGATTGGCACTATCTTAGATCCCGATGACATTAAAGCTTTGTGAGGTGAACCATGGCAGAAGAAACATTAACTGAGGCGTTAGCCAATTTAAACGACGACAATATTAAAAGCGCAGCAGTGCCAGAGCACAAGCGGCCTGATATTGAAGATCCCCAAGAAGAGTCTACGTTTATTGATCTCAGTGACGATGATATTGCTGAAGTATCTCCTGTTACCGAAGACCAAGTTCAAGAAAACTTTGAAGATGGTTCTTTAGGTCAGGATGATGCAGATTTATCTGAAGTAGAAAAAGAAGCCAAGAAAGCGCAGAACCGTGTTAATCAGGCTATCAAACAGGCTAAAGACTATCAGCGTCGAGAGCTGCAGGCGTTACAGTATGCCAAGCAGTTACAGGAAGAAAATAAAAAACTGTCTTCTCAAATTCAATTAGAAAGTCAACAAACTGCACAAAACAATTTAGAGCTTTCTAAAAACTACAGTAATGAATTTGAAAGTAGAGTAGATGCACAAGTAGATGCTGCGAAAGTTGCCCTTAAAACGGCATATGATTCTGGCGATCAGAATCTTATGGTCGATGCGCAGCAACAACTGGCTAGAGCAGAAGCAGAAAGAAATCAACTTTCTCAATATAAAAGAGAGCTTGCTAAATATGAGCAGGATCTTGAACAATGGCAAACTGCTCAGTCAAACATTCAGCAAGAGTTTCCGGATTATAATCCGCAACAAAACTATCAGCCTCAGACTCAAGCACAACCCCAGCCTCAATATGCTCAACCTTCTCAAAAGGCAACTTCTTGGGCAGAAAGAAATGAATGGTTCGGTGTTGATCGCATTATGACCAATGCAGCGATGGCAATACACCAAGAATTAGCTGAGACTGGAATTGACTTAGAGTCTGATGAATACTATTCTCAACTTGACAACAGATTACGCGAGGAACTACCAAACAAGTTCCAAGCGGAAAACAACGTAGGAAACAGCGGCAAACCCGTCCAGACCGTCGTTTCCGGTACGCGCACAACAGGAACTGGACGCAGTCAAAATGATCGTAGGGTTGAACTAACCCCTAGTGAACAGGCTTTAGCCAAGAAGCTGGGTGTACCGTTCAAGGAATACGCAAAACAAAAATTGAGGTTACAGGCATCATGACAGACAAAAAAGCTGTTGGATCAAAAAGAACCCCCAGAAGTCAAGACGACAGGGGAAAGAAAACGGCTCGTCAGCCATGGAAGCCACCTCAAGCTTTAGATACACCAGAGCCACCGCCTGGTATGCGTTATCGGTGGGTAAGAACTCATATTCGTAATGAGGATGACAAAACCAATGTCCATAAAAGATTTCAGGAAGGTTATGAGCCTGTGCATCCATCAGAAGTTGAAGGCTATGATTTGCCGACAATCGAAGAGGGGAAGCACGCTGGAGTTGTTGGCGTTGGTGGGTTGATTCTTGCCAAGATACCGGAGGAGACAGCGGAAGAGAGAAACGCTTATTACGCGCAGCAGACAGAGAATCAAATGACTGCTGTAGATAATAATCTTATGCGTGAAAGCGACCCTCGTATGCCGATATCTCAAGAACGCAAAAGCAAGGTGACATTTGGGGCTTCTGGAAAGAACGATTAATTTGATTGTGTTTTAGGAGAACTAAAAAATGGCAAATAAAGATGCGCCTTTTGGACTCCGTTATGTACGCAACCTGCAGGGTAACTATAACTCTTCAGGTCAGTCTCGTTATCGAATAACGACTGCCGATGCGACCAACACTACCAACATCTATCAGGGTGACATTGTCACTCAGAATACTGCTGGTATTGTTACTCGAATCGCTCGAGCAGACGGCGGTAGCGCGACTAGTGACATCATTGTCGGTGTATTCAACGGATGTTTCTACACAGACCCAACCACAAGTAAGCCAACTTGGAGCAACTACTGGCCCGGTAATGCGGCCACAGATGCGATTGCTTTCATTTATGACAGCCCTATGGATGTCTTTGAAGTGCAAGCTGACGCAGCGTTCCCTGTTGCCGACTTGTTAGGTAATTTCGATATTGTTGATAATACTGGAACTGGAAGCAGCGATAGCGGCATTTCTTATGTCGAGCTTGATGTTTCTACTGGTGCTACAACTGCGACATTGCCAATGAAAGCCCTGGATATTTCAGAAGACCCTGAAAATTCAGATGTAAGTACAGCCAATACCAACGTGCTTGTCACCATACAGAATCATCTGTTTGGTCAGAAGCAAGTTGGCCTAGCGTAAGGGAGGCTGAATAGATGGCAATTTCACGCGCACAACTAGCGAAAGAGCTAGAACCAGGTCTAAATGCCTTATTTGGCATGGAGTATGATCGTTATGAGAACGAACATGCTGAAATCTTTGACACTGAATCTTCAGATCGAGCATTTGAAGAAGAAGTTCTGATCGTTGGCTTTGGAAATGCTTCTGTGAAGCAGGAAGGTCAAGGCGTTCAGTTCGACAGTGCAAGCGAAGGTTTCACTGCTCGTTACACTCATGAAACTGTAGCACTTGCATTTGCGTTGACTGAGGAGGCTGTAGAAGACAATCTTTACGACCGACTTGGTGCTCGTTATACGAAAGCATTGGCAAGAAGCATGGCCCACACTAAGCAGGTAAAAGCTGCCAACGTATTGAATAATGCGTTTAGCTCAAGCTTTACTGGTGGTGACGGTGTATCTTTGATTAACACCTCACACCCCCTTGCAAACGGTGGTAGCCTAGCTAACCGTGCTACAACAATGTCGGATCTTAATGAAACGTCATTGGAAAATGCATTAATCAGCATCTCAACTTTTGTTGATGATCGAGACATGATCTTGGCTCTGAGAGGACTCAAGCTTATTGTTCCGCCTCAACTTCAGTTTGTTGCTGATAGACTGCTTGAAACCCCAGGAAGGGTTGGTACAGCAGATAACGACATCAACGCAGTAAGGAATATGGGACTGTTGCCGGAAGGCTACTCAGTCAACCACTTCCTGACTGACACTGATGCTTGGTTTATCAAGACTGACTGTCCTGACGGCTTTAAGCACTTCGAGAGAACTCCAATCAGCACTTCAATGGAAGGTGATTTCGATACAGGTAATGTTCGCTACAAGGCTAGAGAGCGTTACTCCTTCGGATTCAGCAACCCTCGTTGTGTATTTGGATCTCAAGGAGCTTAATGTTCCATGTGAAACTATGAGAGTGGTCGCAAGACCACTCTTTTAGTTGTAGTATAATGACGCTATGCGTTGGTTCTAGGAGGAACTGTTATGCCTACTCATTTTCGTACCGGTGTTTCTAATCAAGTACCAGGTAACCCTTTATTTCAACTTCCGTATTTAGACCCTACTAAGTACACAACTTATTTTAATGATTTTCTTACTTATCATGCTGATGAGTGGACAATCACTACAACCGAAGGCGGTTCAGGTAATGCATCAGAAGCACTTACAAGTGGTGCTGGCGGTTTGCTTTTAATTACTAACG